AATCTGATTTAACAAGAATGAACGAGAAGAATGGTCTAATGAATTTTCTGCAAATTTTACAAGAGATGAACGAGTTTAACTGTACCGAGTTTGACATAGGCGATATTGTTCGATCTGGATTTGTCAGAAGTTATTTAATACAAAAAACAAAATTAGGAATGGGAATAGAATAATGGATATTAATAAACTACGAGAGGAAATTGAATATGACGAAGGAAGTATTGGAAAGATATATCTTGACCATCTTGGTCTGCCTACTTTTGGTATTGGCCACCTTGTTTTGGAATCAGACCCAGAGTATAAATGGGAAGTTGGAACTCTTATCACAAAAGTTAGAGTTGCTGAAGCCTTCGACCAAGACGTTAAATCGGTGCTTAACGACTGCACAATCTTATATGCTGACTTTGATGAGTTGCCAGAAGAAACTCAAAGAATAATTGCGAACATGATGTTCAATATGGGCCGACCAAGATTGTCCAAGTTTAAAGGTATGAAACGTGGAGTTGATGCCAGAGATTGGAACGCAGCTGCAGATGAGATGGTTGATAGCACTTGGTATAAACAAGTAACTAAAAGAGCAGATCGACTTGTTGTGCGAATGAGGGATGTTGGAAACCTTTGACATACTCTCAACGAGATTGTGAAAGAACAGTAGGTTGGGGTAAAGTTCCACCAGAATATGAAATTAAAGAAAGCGATAAAGATGAAAGAATACAACCACAAGACGATAAATCTCCCAGAGATAACAGCAAAAACAACTGATGGTATTCGTTTATACGAAACACCAGAGGGTAATAAGTATCCATCAATCACTACAGTTCTTTCTGTAAGAAGTAAAAGTGGACTTACTGCATGGAGAAAACGAGTTGGTGAAGATGTTGCAAACTATATTGCACGAACTGCTGCCAATCGTGGTACAGCAGTTCATAATATGTGTGAAGATTGGTTAAACAACATTCCATACAACTGGCCTGAAGCTTGGAAGAAACACACTAAGAACTTTTTACCTCATATGTTATTCAAACAATTAGCAGAAAAAGCATTAATTAACATAGACAATATTTATTCTCAAGAGTGTGGACTCTATTCTGATAAATATAGAGTAGCTGGTCGTGTAGACTGTATAGCAGAATACAATGGTGTTCTATCTATTATCGACTTCAAGACTTCATCAAAAGAACGTACTGATGAATGGAATGAAAGTTACTATATCCAGGCATCTGCCTATGCAGAGATGTTTGAAGAAAGAACAGGAATTAAGATCGACCAAATCGTTATTCTTGTTGTTACAGCAGATGGTGCAGTACAAGAGTTTGTCAAAGATAAGACAGAATACCTACCCTTGCTCCTAGAAACCATCTCATTATGGGAAGAAAAAAATGAAATGGTTACTAGTACTGATCTCCTTGAATCTGTATGATGACGGAACAGCAGATCACTTTATATTTACAAACATGAAGTATATCTCTTTAACACATTGTCAAGAGACTGCTAAAGTAAATTTAAAATCAATTGAAGCTACTGCAATGAGACAATTTAATGGCCCTGCAAATCTTTTTTGTTTCAGAGAAGATAAATTCAAAGAATATATTAATCAGACACAACCAACAAAAAAACTTGGTATTTAACCTTGACTTTATAAAGAATCTATGTTATAAATATAGTATGGTTTGTTGATACAATCCAAAGACTAGACTGGACATGGGGGCAGTACCCATCACCTCCACCAAAATATATGGGGGTGAAATAGGATCGACAGATAGAGATAGGAATTGAGTAGAACCATAGGTTGAACGCTTAATAGTTCATTTAAGTAAATGCAAACGATAATTTTGCAATCGAGGGTTTCGCACTAGCTGCGTAATCTCATGGAGTTCGGTGGGAACTTAGCAACAGAATCCCACCACCTAATTTTTTAGAGGTGAATATGAAATACATTTATGATACTTGGAACTCTGTTATGAACCATAATAGTAATCCATTAAAGAACATTCCAGATACGAATACCAGACATATGATTATCCAAGTACTAGCATGGATGTGGTGTATCACATTTAGTTCATACTTTACTAGTATGTGGATATTTGGTATTACTACAATCGCACACATATTCATTATAGCTGCAATTGCAATGACAGTCGCAGTATTTGAAACTGCAAAAAGTAATCCTAGATTCCTTATAAACAAAGGTTATCACACACCAAGTCGTGCAAGAGCAATTTACATCAAGGGTAAAAGATACGAACTAGACCCAAGAGATGCTGGGGGAGAACACGAATGAGTTATCATAAAGAAGACATAGGTATTTGCAAACATATTGTAGACTCATACTATAAACCTAATGATCCAACATCAACATATAATTTAAATAATACTGTTAAATTATGGGTTGACTTTAGTCGAAATGTGTTGTATAATAAGTCTATTAAATCAAACAATTCAGAGGAATTAAATGCAAACACCTAAAACATTCTCACTAGAGATAGAGAAAGTCGCACTAGAGAAAAGAATTAATCACATGGATGCTGTCATCTGGTATTGTCAGAAGAATGATTTAGAACCAGATACAGTAGGTCGTTTGATTACTAAGGGTCTCAAAGAAAAAATTGAGGCAAATGCTCGAGAATTAAACTTCTTGGAAAAAACAGCTCAACTACCAATATAGGAGATTATGGTAATGAAGATAGAAGCAAAAAATGCTTTTCAAGTACTTGAGGACATGCACCTCAAGAATCGAGTTAAGGAACTCGAAGCAGACAACGCAGAACTCGTTGTCAAGAACGAGGAATTGGCAGAAAGGTGTAAGAAACTTGCATCTCGTATGCCAGAGTGGCCGAAAGGTTACAGACCAACTCGTAGGGCGTTTACGGAGAAGAAAAAGTATGAACGTACACCTAGTTGATAGCATGGGAACAGACTTGAGTGTAGTTAACGCTGCTCGAGTCTCTTTCGCAAAAGAGAGTGATGAGTTTTCTGAAAAAGATGCAAAACTCATCAACTATCTTGCGAAGCACAATCATTGGAGTCCATTCGGACATGCATCTTTGCAGTTCAGAATTAAAGCACCAATCTTTGTTGCAAGACAACTTGTGAAACACCAAGTCGGTTTGGTGTGGAACGAAGTCAGTAGACGTTATGTTGATGATGAACCAGAGTTCTATATTCCTAGTGAATGGAGATTGAAAGCTGATGATAAGAAACAAGGGTCTTCTGATGAATTTATTGAATACAATATTGAATCTACAATGGAATATGTAAAAGAAACATATAACAATCTATTGAAGGCAGATATTGCACCAGAGATGGCCAGAATGGTTTTACCACAAAACTTATATACCGAATGGTATTGGAGTGGTACATTAATGGCATTTGCAAGAGTATGTAATCTGAGGTGTAAAGAAGATGCACAGAAAGAAACACAGTACATTGCACACAGTATAGATAGTTTATGTAGAACACAATTTCCAGTTAGTTGGAACGCACTTAGAAATATGCCGACTTAGCTCATTTGGTAGAGCAGTTGATTTGTAATCATCAGGTGGCCAGTTCGATCCCGGCAGTCGGCACCATAATAGAGAGAATACTATGACAGATAATGACGTAAAAATTGAAATAATACAGCCGTGGTCTAATATCATATATAAAATTACCATGCCAGAAACAATCACACAAGGACTCATAGACCATACCGATAAAATGAGAGAAAATTCAGACGCACCTAGTTTTGGAGATAATCTCGTGGGTCAGGTAGAAGAAGAACTAGAGGTAGATTTATCTAAATTATTACCAAATATAGGAAATTTTATACTAAATTGTAGTCGTGAATGGTTACACCACCAACTCAAACAAGGGTTCGGTTGGGAGAAATCATTTAACCTTCCAAGAGAAGAGATATTTCCACAATTCCTTAATATGTGGACAGTATCCCAAAAAGATGGTGAATACAATCCAATACATACGCACCCAGCAGCTGCAGTATCAGGTGTTTTATATCTAAAGATACCAGAATACAAGAAAGATAAGAAGGACACGACAAGACCTCATAAGCAACGTACAGATGACGGCTCACTTGTCTTTACAAACAATAGTGGTGCAGATAGACGTTATTGTTTAAGTAATTGTAATGTCAATCCAAAGGTAGGGGAACTTTATATATTTGCTGGTATGCAACCTCATCAAGTATACCCATTTCGCAGTATAGATGGACACGGAGAAAGACGTAGTGTATCCTTCAATGCTGTATACACAACACAACAAATGATAGATGAAGCATCAAAGGGGAAAACATTAAATGATTAAAAATAAAATGGTGTATGTATAATGAACTGTTGGAATTGTAGCACACAACTGATATGGGGTGGAGATACCGACCTAGAAGATGATGAAGACCACAAATTGATGACTAATCTTAGTTGTCCTTCATGTAAGGCTTTTGTGGTTGTATATTACAATCCCTATGATGAAGAATATAAATCTATAAAATATAATACTAATTTAGGGCCAGGACACTAATACCTTGACAAAACATTTATAATATGATACTATACACAAACGGGAGAATACATTGATGCGAACACCAAGACAAGATGAAGTGCTAGACAGATTGACTAGAATGGAGTCTAAGATAGATTATATTCTAGACCCAAAAAGACATGACTATTCCTCTTATGATGAATGGTTGATTGACAAACAAGTAACTGACAGAGTGAAAAATAATGGGAGTATTGAATGAGTAATAGTTTTTTAAAAGACATAATCAAGACAACTGGTAATGAGTATGCAGCTCTGGTATCAGATGGTGTAGAAGCAGGTGATGTGGAAAGTTTCATAGATACTGGTTCATACATATTCAATG